CGACATCTACGAGGAGCGCACTGGCGGCGCGACATGGAACGACATTGCCAGGAAGCATCGCATCGGCCTTTCCACTTGCCGAGCCCACTACCGAGAAGCGCAACGACTCCACACTCAGGGCTGGCTCTATGGCGACTGGGCAGCCAATCTCAAGGCCAAACTCGACTCAGACAACACCCTTTAAGGGATGAATGAAGGGATTTTTTAGTTGCCCTTGTCAAGCTTTTTCGCTACCTCTTAAACATGCCACCTAGGAAAAAAAAAGTAATGGGCAGACCCTCCAAGTACTCCCCAAAGCTCGCTGGGCAAATCTGCGAACGCCTGTCAAATGGGGAAACCATGCGTTCCATTTGCAAACTCAAGGGAATGCCTTCCTTTCCCACCATTTACGCTTGGGAGAAGAAACATGAAGACTTTCTTGCACTCTCCGCACGGGCGCGAGAAATAGGGACTCATGCCCTTGCTGAAGAATGCCTGGATATTTCCGATGATTTGGCTCTCGACCCCCAGGACAAGCGCATCAGGATCGACACTCGAATCAGGCTGATTGGCAAATGGAACGCCAAACGCTACGGCGACAAGATCGAGCATGATGTGAAAGCGGCTGTAAAGGTTGAGTTAGTCAGAGATTGGGTCAAATGACGGTCCAGCTTCCCAACAGGTTCACCCCTCGCGAGTATCAAAAGCCACTTTTCAAGGCAATTATTGATGACGGGGTGAAACGAGCGGCCTGCGTATGGCATCGCCGGGCAGGGAAGGACAAAGCATTTTTAAATATCCTTACCATCAAGGCGGTGGAAACGATGGCGAATTACGCCTACTATTTCCCCACTGCGACCCTTGGGAGGAAAGCGATGTGGGACAATATTGATGTCCGGTCAGGAATGCGGGCGATTGACCACATCCCCGCAGAATTGGTAGAGAAGACCAATGAGCAGCAAATGAAGATCACCCTAGTCAACGGGTCAACGATTCAGATTCTTGGCACTGACACCCTCGACGTTGTGGGCGGGAATTACTACGGCGTGGTGTTCAGCGAGGCAGGGCAGCATAACCCTCTCGCATGGGACTACACTAGGCCAATCCTGCGCGAGAATGGAGGCTGGGCCTTGTTCAACGGCACCCCAAGGGGCAAAAACTGGTGGTATAATCTCTTTAATCAGAACCTCAACAACCCCGCTTGGTATTGCCAATTCCTGACCATCGACGACACAAACACCATCACGGAGGCAGACCTAGAGGAAGAGAGGGTTGCCGGGATGACTGAAGCGATGATTCAACAGGAATACTACTGCGATTGGTCTATCGCCATGCCTGGGGCAATCTTCGCCGCAGAAATTAACAAGGCCCGACTCGCGAAGCGGATTTCCGATGACATCCTGTGGTTCCGAGAACTCCCGGTTTACACCTCATTTGATGTCGGTGCCGCTCACAATCAGAAGGTGTGGATTTGGCAGATGGTTGGTGACCGCATCAACTATCTCGAAGCTCTCTCGGGCAGCAATGAATGCAAGACCCCGGCAGATTGGTCTGCTCGCCTACTTGGGAAGAAATACCGATACGGAGCGCATTTCATTCCCCACGATGCCGGTGCCGAACACGGAGGACTCTGGCAAGAGGCTCTTGACACTGGTGGTCTCAGTCATGTCGTCGTTGTTCCTCGCCAACTCTCGGTCTGGGATGGCATCAATCTCTCCACAGATGCCTTTGAGCGGGTTCATATCAATGAATCGGGGTGCAAGGATGGTATCCAAGCTCTTGACTCATATCACAGCAAAGAGGAGCGGGATGGGGTGAGTATCAAGGACGTTCCAACCCATGATTGGGCGTCACATTTTTCTGACGCCTTCTCGCTCTCCCACCAGGCCATCAAAGCCGGTCTGGTCATGGACAGGAGCGCAATCGCATCCAAACCTCGAAGCGGCAAACGTCCCACAATTAGGATGGGCATCAGGGACTCCAACACCTCAAGAGTGAAGATTCGGAGATGACCCCATACGACCAAGCCGCGCAGCTATACCGGGAGCAACCGCAGCCAAGGACATTCGGTGAAGATTTGGTAGCCCACATGAAGACGGGCTGGGTCATCTCGACTCCAACCTCATTTGTCATGGGCCGGGAGATCATGCTACAAGGTAACCGAGACTTGATTGCAGATCCTTGGTATCAATTCCAGCATGGCGACTGCTGGTTGATCTACCTTTTCGCGGGTGAGCTTCCGAATATCCTTGACTTTATCCCCCATAAAAGGGATTGGATTGCCTTTCAACGTTATGGACGACCGCTAAAATATTATGCTTTTGACCGATTTACGCGACACATTCAGAAACAGGGTTAATCCTGGCCAGTTCTTTTTTGGCGGGGGTTCCTCTGCCCCGTCTGCCCCAAAGCCTGTGAAGCTCCCAGAGACTCCACAGGTCACCATTCCGAAACCTCCCCCACCTCCTCCTCCCATTCCTGCCAGCCCGACTGTATCGAACCTCGACGCATCGCAAGCATCGACTGATGCGAAGGTGCAGGCAGGCAGGCGGAAAGGTGTCCGGTCCACTCTCATCGCTGGAGAATCCTCTGGCGGATTGCAGCCTGCCGCTGGTAGTCAGCGCAAGACTCTCTTGGGATAATGGCAGACAAGGTGAACGATGGCGGTCATGCTCTCGCGAAGCATAACAATGCTCGCCTTGATGGGCTGAAGTCCAAACGTGCGACCTGGGAGCCTGTCTGGGATGACGCTGCGAGGTTCGTGATGCCGCGCAAGGCCGGGAAGATTTATCACTCGACAACCTCACCGGACACAACCCCCGATGAGGATTTGTTTGACAGCACCGGAGTCTTTGCCAATCAGACTTTGGCCAATGGTCAGATGTCATACATCACACCAGCGGATTCGCGTTGGTTCTCTCTCGACGCTCCTGCGAGCAAGGCCGGTGATGACAAGGTGGATGACTGGTTCCAGAAGTGCAGCGAAATAACCCAGGCGGAACTAGCTCTCTCCAATTTCTACTCCGAGATTCACGAATTGTATTTCGATGATGGGTGTTTCGGTACTAGCTGCATCACTGTCTTCGATGCCAAGTCTGCATCGCTGACCTTCGAGACGCTCGCAATCGGGTCATATTGGATTGACCAGAACGACGAAGGCAAGATTGACACGCTCTTCCGCGAACTGAAGCTGACTCCTCGCCAACTGGAGCAGAAATTCGGGCGCGACAATCTCAGCCCAAAGATGATCGCGGCCCTTGATAAGTTCGAGAAGGAAGGCAAGGGTGAAACTGAATTTGTGGTGGGACATGGAACCTATCCTCGCCCCTACAGTGAGCGTGAGCAGGGCAAGGAAGACGGAAAAAACAAGCCTTGGAGGTCCGTTTACTTTGTGGCCGGTGAGAATCATCTTATTGAAGACCGGGGTTTCGACGAAAAGCCCTTCTTTGTCGCTCGCCATTCCCTCAAATCGGGGGACATTTATGGCACCTCTCCGGCAATGTCTGCCCTTCCAGACCTTCGCCAACTCAATTTCTTGTGCAAACAGATGGATGCCCTGGCCGAAGTGGCAGCATTCCCCCGGTTCCTCGCGCCATCGTCGATGGTGGACGAGATTGACCTTCGAGCCGGGGGGATGACCGTTTTCAACGAAAATACTCCCGGCGCAATGCCGAAGCAGTGGATGGATGGTGGGAAGTATGACGTTGGACTAGACCGTGAGAAGCGCAAGCAAGCCTGTGTCGAGCGTCTTTTCTACGTTGATCTTTTTTCAATGTTCTCCTCGCGGGACAAGCAGATGACCGCAAGGGAAGTGGCAGAGCTTGCCCAAGAGAAGCTGGCTCAATTCACGCCTGCCTTTGCTCGCAAGACTTCTGAACTCATCACCCCGATGCTGCAAAGGGTCTTTGGCATCCTTGCTCGCGCCGGAAAGTATCCTCCTCCCCCCGAAGGGGTGTTCGATGAGGACTCGGACGGATTGATGATGCTCCCTGACCCCGATGTCAGCTACAATACTCGGGTTGCCCTCGCTGGCAAGGGTCTGGATAACACCGCATTTTTCCGCTCAATGGAGATAAACGCTCCCTTGGCAGAGTCTCACCCAGAGATCATGGACAATTTTGACCTCGACAAAATCTCCCGCGACTCAAGCCGGAATGATGGTCTCCCCGCCGACTGGATGCGCGACGAGGACGAGGTGGCAGAGATTCGCGAAGGCAGGGCAAAGGCCCAGGCCGAAGCAGCAGAGCAGGAAAAAATGATGATGGCATCTCAGGCGGCGAAGAATGTTGGGGGAATCACTCCTGACTCAGTCGCAGGGCAAGCTATCGGAAAGGCAATTTGACAATCGACCAAAAACAAAGCGCAAGGAAGCTGAAGTCTGACCAGGAGCGGGGACGTAGGATCGCCCTTTATCAGAAAGTCTTCGGCAGCAAGGAGGGGCAAGGAGTTCTAGAGGACATGGCGAAAGCCGCTGGTCTCACCTCTCGGGTCTTCACCTTGGCAGACAAGGGCGACCATGCAGCCTATGACCCGCTCAAAGCTGCCCTGATTGATGGTGGGCGCGATGTCATCATCCGAATCCAAGAGATCCTTTCATCTCCCATTGTGGAGGAAAAATCCAAACCGAAAGTTAAAAAATCATGAATATCGAGATCAACCATGAGGCCGTTTTCAAAGATGACGAATGTGTCGGGACGATGGGGTTAGACTTCAAGTTCCATCCCGACAAAGGATTGCCCCACAAGACAGTTGCCAGCATCGAGAAATGGCTTTCCAAGCAGAAAATGAAACTCGAAGTAGACGACCAAGTAGTATTGAAAGGCGGCAAGCCCGTCGGAACCGTGGACGATGAAGGATTCTTTGTCCCCAAGAAAGGACTCCATCACAAGACCCTCGCTTCCGTTGAAAGGGAAATCGCCAAGGGGGCATTGGAGACCAAGGGTGACACGCCACGCGAACCAGAGAAATTTATCAAAAAGCAGGGTGGAGAAGCGGTAACTCGTCTGGTTCATACCCAGGAGATCGTGGGTTCAAATCCCACCCCTGCCACTAGCGAACCCCCCCGCACTCACCTGGGGGACATCGCTCCCGACATGGTTGAATGGCGTCGAGCGAATTGGCCCAAGATAAAATTTGATAACCTCTATCCCATGCACCGCCTGCGGCAGCTTGGGATGCTCTAATCATGTCTGATATAATCGAACCACCCGTCGAAACTCCTCCCGTTGAACCTCCACCGGCACCACCGGTTGAGACTCCGCCAATCGAAACCCCTCCACCCTCCTCTGGCTACGTCAACGATGACGGTGCCTTTGTCGAGGGATGGACTGACAAGCTCCCCGAGGACATGGGGGATGACCGTGCCAAGCTCGGCAAGTTCAAATCCCTTCCCGACATGGCGAAGAGCTATCGGGAGCTTGAGTCTCGACTCGGCAAACCTGACACTTCGGTCAAAGTCCCCGGTGAGGATGCCAGCCCTGAAGACGTCGCCGCCTACCGAAAAGAGATCGGTGCGTTGGAGAGCGTGGAGGAATACGCGAAGATTCGCCCTGAGTTGCCTGAAGGCGTCGAGTGGAACGAGGATTTGTCTGCTCCCATTTATGAATTGGCGCACAAATACAATATCCCATCGAAGGCGGTGGAGGAGTATATCGCCCTGCGAGGACAACAGGAGTCGGGCCGGATGACTGCGGTGACCGGCGAGATGCAACGTCAGCTTGACGAAGGCACCGCCACTTTGAAGAAAGATTGGGGCGAGGACTACGACAAGAACCTCCACAGAGTAGCCCAGGCTGCAAAAATGGCAGGGGTTGACGCTGAGACCGCCCCAGGATTCCGCGACCCCGAAACCCTGAAGGGATTCCTTCGCCTCTCCGAGAAGCTCTCTGAAGACGAATGGAAGGCAGGAGAGACCTCCAACAGTTCCGGCATGTCTGCCAAGGACATCCAGACCAATCCCAGCAATCCCCTCTATGAGCGGTATCAGAAGGGCGACGCCGATGTGGTCGCCCAGGTTCGCAGTCTCCTGAAACGAGGACAATAGATTTGCCTTAACTGGCACATGAGGAGAGTCATCCCGTCCTAAAGCGGGGTGGCTCTTTTTTGTGCGGCTATTTTAAGTTTGGTTTCTTGGGGCGGCAACAACCTCCGAGCATCATGCCGTTATGTCTAACAACCGCCTCAGAGCTTGCTTCGCACCGCTCGCAAATCATCATACCCCTTGACCGGGTTTTAATTATTTCCACGCGATCCGGCTGCGCTCCGCAAATTTTAATTTCAGCGTCGTCGCAGCTTTCCGCGTCAAGATTAAATACCTCAAGGACAGTTCTCTCCACACGGATGCGCATCACAGTGAAAGCTCCGCATCCTTTTCAATCTTGCAGATGTTGGTCAGCTTGTAGCGAACATCTCGGCCCAATTTAGAGAACGGGAGTAGTCCAGCTTTCTCCCGGCGTTTGAGAGTTTCGATTGAACATTGCCAACGTACAGCAAGTTGGCGACGGGTCATGAATAGTGCTTTCGGCTCGTTTTTAGTCATAGAAGAACATTTGTATTCGCGCTAATGGGTCGAGTCAAAACATTTCTATTGACGAGATGCGGGAAAACCCATAAAGAACAAATTCAGCAGACGCGGACAATCTCCTTTCGAGGTGACCCGCTGAAGGCAATCCAATGACGGAAACCCGGTTCACCGGACAATTTCGCAGCCTTTGGCGCAGTTCACTAAACGAAATTCAAAAGGAGAACATTTAATTATGTCCGCAAATTCTACAATCCCGGCTCATTACCCACTTGAGTACGGAACCAATTGGGAGCAACTCGTCCAGCAGTCTAACTGCCGCCTCGGTGAGTTTGTTACCCAGGCCGCATTTGATGGTAAGTCGAAAGACTTCAATCAGATCGGTGCAGTAGACTGGCAGGCCATCCTTGGCCGTGCCCGTGAAACCGTCATTACTGACACGCCTCTCGGCAAACGTCGCCTTACCCAAGGCGGCTACGACAAAGCTAACCTGTTCGACGAATGGGATGAGACCTTCTTGGGTCAAATCTCCCTTCCGCGCAGTGAAGTCCAGGTCGCTCACCTCAATGGTTGGAACCGTCTTAAAGATACGGTCATCATCACTGCCGCTCTCGGCGATGCTGTTGTCCCTTCCGTGACTTCTCTCGGCATCGAGACCACCACCACGACTCCTCTTGGGTCCGGTCAGAAAGTTGCTATCAATTATGTCGAAAGCGGCTCCGCGGCTAACTCCAGTTTGACCATCGGCAAACTCCGCCAAGCGAAATATCTCTTGGATGAGGGCGACGTTGACGACGAGGAAGCGCGTTGCATCGCCATCACGGCAAAGGAGCTTCAAGCTCTGCTTCGTGCTACTGAGGTCGGCTCTTTCGATTACAACAGCATCAAGCCACTCGTAGACGGCGAAGTTGACACCTTTATGGGTTTCAATTTTAAGCGCGTGTCGAGTTCGGTCATGCCTGCCGTGTCCAACGTCCGCTACTTGCCCTGCTGGGTGAAGAGTGGTGTGAAGTGCAGCACCGTTGGTGCTCGCGCCCACATGGACATTCGCGTGGACAAGTCCCATTCGCTCCAGATTCGCCACACCGGCCTTGTCGGTGCGGTTCGTATGGAAGAGGCCAAAGTGGTCGAAATCGCAGTCGATACCTCACTTGCCTGAGCTATGAGTGCAATTCGCGTAAGAATCGAACCAGTGGACTCCGGCAGTTCGCTCTCGACAACCATTGTTGCCGGTGGAACCTCGGACGAAGTCGTCCAGGTTACCGCCGCTGGCAGTGTTGCCGTGACGAACCTTTTGTCGAAGTTCAGAAATGGAACATCAACTGTTGGAAGCGCGGCCTACCTCGCTCTCACGGATGCTGCCGTTCTCGCAATGGTCGATGCTGCCGTCGCAATTACGAATATGAGTACCACCCAAAAAACGGCGCTCATTGACTACATTACGTTCATCTCAGCGCAGACAGACACCAGTTCAATCGAGACAGCAATCGACGCAATCTAACTCAAACCAAAAACTCAAATAGGAAACAAATAAAATGGCAACATTACTAGGCACTGACACCTACCAAAAGCAGGCGTCAACCAACCCAGCGGCCCAACCGTTGGGACAAACGATTTCTGGCGATGTCCAGGAAATAACCGGCACTTACACCATCCTCGGGACTGAGGCGACGAACGACGTTCTTCCGCTCTTCAAGCTCCCCGTGGGCGCGATTCTTCGCGATATGTGGGTGTCGACAGACGGAGTTGGCGGCACTAGCGTTATCTTCAGCGAAGTTGGCGATGCTGGCAATGCTGACCGATACGCAACCACCGACATTGCGCTGACCGCAGCCGGGATAGAAATCAAGATGACGGCCACGGCCACTCAGGCATTGACCCCGTTCGTTATTGATTCGGCAGCGAATCAGACGGTGACCGGCACCATTACCCACGGTGGCGCACCCACTGCTGGCAAGCTGGTTGTTGTCCGCGCCGAATATCGGATGCCCTGAACGAAAATCCAACTACCTGCGCTCTTGGGCAACTGAGAGCGCAGTCTTGGATTTTTCAACATGGCATCTGACGTTCAAATCGCGAACCTCGCTCTCGCGAGAATATCGCAAGACCAAATCATCGCGCTTTCGGATGATTCGCCATCTGCCCGTTTTTGCAACGCCTTCTTTGACCAAGCTCGGGAAGAGTGTTTGCAATCGAATCCTTGGCGTTTCGCCATAAAGACTGCCACCCTCTCGCAGTTGACCACTACCCCGCTCCTTGAGTGGGCGGAGGAATACCAAATTCCATCTGACTGCTTGAGGGTGCTTTCGCTGAATGGATGCGGCCCCCATGACCGGAGTGATTACTTCGAGATCCAGGGGAAGAAACTCCTGACGGATGAAGTCACCGCCACCATCAAATACGTCTGGCGAGTCACTGACGGCTCTTACTACCACCCTCTCTTTGTTTCCGCTCTCTCCTGCCTGCTGGCATCCCTGATTGCCAAGCCACTGACCGGCGATGAGAAGGCAGCAACCTCCCTCCTGACCGAATACGCCCGACTGACCGGCCCTGAAGCTCGAAGGGTTGACGCATATCTCGGGCATCGCCGCCCCGCTCTTCCGGCTGAGACAAGCGAACTAGTCGCGGCACGGTTTCGAGGAGGCGCAAATGACGGTGGAATCTACAGGACCGTCTAATGCCATTTTCTCAACTCATACCGTCCTTCAATGCTGGCGAACTCTCGCCCTACCTCGATGCTCGCCCTGACATAGAAAAATATGCTTCAGGGTGCAAAGTCCTGGAAAACATGATCGTTATGCCCTACGGGGGAGCATATCGCCGACCTGGCACCGAATACCTTGGGGCAGCAAAGAACGCTGACAAGAAATGCCGTCTGCTGGGATTCAATTTTTCGACCACGACCAACTTTATCTTGGAGGTGGGAGACCTCTACATCCGCTTCTGGTCTTCCGGTGCCGCGATTGCCGACCCTGCCGCGCCAAGCAACCCTCTGGAGGTGGTCTCGCCATACCTCGAAGCGGACCTTCGCGACATCCAATTCATCCAGATAAATGATGTGATGTTCCTGACGCATCCTTCATACCCGCCCTACAAGCTCTCACGTTTCGCGGACAACGATTGGACGCTGGAGGAACTGGTGGTCGATTGGCCTGCGCTCCTCGATGAGAACCAGACCAAAATCACACTGACCGCATCGGCGGTAACTGGTTCTGCCATCACCATCAGCGCGACTGCACCGGCCTGGGCGGGCTCCACTGCTTACGTTGTCGGGGAT